CTGGTTGATGGTTTTTCGACAAGGGCAATGGAAGCGCAACGCGAAAAAATCAGAATGCGGATGCGCCAAGGCATCATTGAAAAGGCAGTTGTATTGCGCGAGGAAATACCTACTGAAAACATAGGCGACTATGTGGCTCTTGAAGATGTCTTTTCAAGCATCGTGAAATCCGTTGAGGCCGCGCGCTTGCTTGACGAAAAAGCATACCCTCACATTTCAAAAGCCCTGAATCCAAAAGATCAGGTACAGCTAATGCGCTTGGTTGGTGATGCCGCAAGACTCAACGGCATTGAGCAAATGGTTCACAAAACTGTTTATCGCGAATTGATGTTGAGCATGGCGCGAGCGCAATCAGAGGGGATGCTTTTACGCACTCTTAATTTCTTATTGCGCGGAGCAAAGCTAGGGAAGTTGGCCGCTGGATCGGTTGGAATTAACTGGCTTGGCAATCAACTCCTCACGCTCACGCAAGCGATGAATAGGATGTTCCAAGGCATGACGCATCTTTTGATCCTTGATTCAAAAGGAGCGAAAATCAACACGCTGGAATCTTTGTTTCTATTGCGTGGTTTGATTACAGATCGTGCGCCAAACACGATTAACCAATCCCGCATTGGCGATTTAATCCCTCGGGAGCTTTTCGATAGCACGACAGCATTGGCGAGTATGGATGCTGGCACGGATTACGGAAATCTAATTGATGATATTAAGCGAAATGGAATCCTTCGCGGCCCTTCACAGGGGCTTGTGAATGCCTTTAAGCAGGGCGGCATTTCGGCTAGTATTTTGTATGCCGTTCACTATTCCGGCGGTGACGCCGCCGTAAAACAACAGAGCGCCTACGCTGCATATCGAGCCAGGGCGGAAGTTGCCGCAAACGAAGCAAAGATCAAAAGCGGGCGTACCGATTGGATGCGGAATTGGATACAACAACAAATCAACGGGAATACCGAAATTCATCAAGAAGTGATGGATGCCGCCAAGCTCTACTTCATGGATTATGAAAATGTCCCTGCTTGGCTAGACCCGTCTGCAAGTCTGCCAGAAGAAAAAGCCAGAAAGTTCCTTAAAGAGCATGGACTTTGGTTTATTAAATACCCATACAATTTTATCAGGTTCGTAAAGCGACTTGGAATGGATGGAGCGGTAGAGTTGGTTTCCCCAAGCTCTACAAGACAAGAGCGGGCAAAAGGTTTAGCAAACATCCTGACACTGGCCGCGATTGCTTACGGCGGATCAGTCTTGCTATCTGGCGGCGAGGACGATGACGATATTATTGGCTCTCGGTTTGATGATGAAGGAAAACTAAAAGACCGCGATCAAGACACTAGCAGTCGAATGAATCTTTCAGCAATCGGGCGCAAAATGCAGATTGGCCGCGCCATTGCAACGGCTTTGCGTATGGCCGGAGTCAGCATCAATGACGATCTTACCAACCACCGAGGCGATGATTTTTGGATGTATTACCAAAACATCACTTGGATGAAGGAAGCTCTTTTGATGGGCCGAGCAGTTAATGGCGACTATCAAGGGTTCTTGAAAGATACGGGAGCTTATATTTCCGACCTGACCGCGCTTGGAATTTTAAGCCGCATGATGGGTATTGCTAAAGTCGGAAGCATTGATGCCAAAAAAAGCCCGGTTAATCTAGCAACGGAGGCATTCTTTGAAGCTTTAAGCTCTCCGATCAATCCTAGTGCTTTAACAGACTATATTGGCAACATGACTGATCCAGTTGTTAGACGGACAACTAGCAGTAAGAGTCTTGATTTCAATATGGGGCCGCTGGAAAGTATTATGGCAAGGATTCCGGGGTTACGGAAAAATCTTCCCGTTGCTGGCGACCCAATTAAACCGGCGCTATTAACAACAAATCTTGACCGCGATAAACGCTTTGCGCAACAAGCGACAAAAATTCGTAACAACTCCAAGTTGTCGCCGGCTGAAAAAGACGCCGCAATTTCAAAACTGCAAGCACAACGAGCAGAGCAAGCGTCTCGCCCGTCTCCCGCTGATCTAACAAATCTATTTTGGGGCATGGGGGTAAATCCTGATAAAATTAAACCCGGGGTCGGAACAACAACGAGGGACATTGTTGGCGACCTCGCGAGGTTGCAGGCGATGGGAGCCGGGCCGGAAAGCGTGAAGGTTTTTGACGAAAAACTTCCGAGCGGCGAAACCAGAACATATATCACTTACCCTGATCCCGACAATGTAGCGGTGCGTGATCCGTTCTTCTCGCTATTCAAAATTGCAACCGGCGTAAATATACGGCCATTCCCTAGTCAAAAGAAAATATCCGGCAAAACGCCTAGCAATTTCATATTCACTGACCCACAGGCTAACTTGACTCTGCCAAAACAATAGACAATATCACGCACAATGATTGCGCTACCCGAACTTTCCGAAAGCCTTGATCCGCCTAGCGCGCCGCTTCGCGGGAGCCTGAAACTGACAGGCGCTCAAGAGCGCGAAATCATGCACTTAATTAAAGCCCGTATGGGAAGTGCAACGCAAAGTTATAGCAAAAGCGGATGGCTCGAAAAACGCAACCGCGCCATGCAACAATACATGGGTAACATGGAGTCGCGGCGCGACCCCGGAAGTATATTCGAGTTATCAAACATTACGCTAAACTTGCCCAAAAGATTTATTCGCATTACCGCCGCGCGAATCTACGACACAATGCTGACAAGCAATCCCATCCTCGGGATTACAGTAGAAGGGAAAGGCGACGATTACGAAGTTGCTCGCGTAATTGAACGCTACGCAGGGCAACAGATTGAAAAAAGCGGCATTCGCGCCGTTTTACGCGAAGCGCAAACGCTGGCCTGCATTCGAGGCGAAACGGTTGTAAAAACTACATGGGAAAAGCGTCTTTCCAGAAGCAAAAAGCGTGGATTGATTTTAATGCGTGAAGGCGGGCCTGTTCGGGCGCGGGACGGGAATCTGGTTCGGCAAGACGATATTTGGAATGAAGATGGCGAGGCTATGGTTCTGTCCAGGGATAAGAGGGTGCGAATCGAAAAAGATGAACAGCCGACATGGGAAGAAATGGACTATGATTATTACCGCACAACATTTGAGGGGATTGAGTCAAGTTGCATCGACCACAGAGACTTTGTTTGCAACACGACTGAAAAGGACATCCATGCCGCTGACTTTGTAGCCGTTCGCATGGACATGGAGTTAGATCGCGTAATAGCCATGCTAATGCCTGTCAAAGATACCCTCCAAGCTAAAGAGGTAATTAAAAAAATGCGGGCCAGCGCAACCAGCGAAGGCGGGCAATACAGCATGAAAGCAGAAATGTTTCGCGGCGAAGAAACCAGGAGCCAAGAGGCATTGCCTATATGCGAACTCGCAGAAGTGTATATGCGGGTTGTTTTAACAGACGATGGCATTGCGGATGAAATTGCGTTGCTGGTTGATACTAAAAATGACCAGCTTTTAGCCTATGATTATCTGGACAATGTTTCCCCTACCGGCCAACGACCATTAAGGGTGATTCGCATGGAGCCTGTTCCTCACCGCTGGTATGGGACAGGATTTTACGAGCTTTTCGAGGATCGTCACAAGTTTTGCGATTTGTTTATCAATCGCGTCAATTTGGCGGCAAGTCTTTCCGGCAACATTAAAATCGAAAACCCAATGGCAACCGAAGAAGGTATGGCCGGGGAACCGATTGAGTTTGGCACAAACAAGACTTACAGGCTTCGCGAAGGATTTACCGCAGATGATGTTTTTAAGGTAGTGGTAATCCCCAACGATTCAAACGCCTCCGAAAATTTGCTCAATATGCTGATGCAAGTTACGCAGCTTGAGGCAGGAATTGTGAGCGCGGGAGATCATGGTTTAGCAGGACTGCCGGCGGCAAGCCTTGCCACCGGCATTCGCTCGCTAGATCGTGTTGCAAATGTGCTTTTGAAAAACATGCTTTTTGATGTCATGGATGGCTTTGAGGCTGTCTTAAAAGATTGCGTTGCGCTAACGCTAAAAAATTACAACTCCTACGATGCAGAAAGGTTAATGGGTGAAGATGCGGCAACCCTTTTGAGTAAAAATCGCGATTTTTCGCAGTTGCATTACCAGGTCAAAATGCTTCTCTCGAACAGCAAAGACAGCGATGTTGTTGAGGCTCACAAGCAGGCGTTCGACATTCTTATTGGCTACGAGCAGTTGCCGCCAGAACCTAAAGTTCGTATTCGCCCAATTATCTACCGCATTCTTCAAACAATGGGCATCGAGGATGTTGATAAGGCGCTTGGAGCGGAAGCGATGGCGGCAGAAGCCGCGCTTGCAATTATGCCGCCGCCGGAAGCCCTTGCCGCAATGC